TGTTAAAATTAATTACTGCACCGCCACTGCCACTATTTAGTTCGCTGTTTGACACAATTTGGCCTGCTGTGTTTGGCATAAACATTTCAGGACCCTGCTCACCAACCATATAGGGTTTATTTCCAGCAACAGGACCACCAACTGCTTTACCCGGTGCACCAAATATAAATGATGCCGCTGTTGCTAGGAAGTTACTTGATCCACCACCTGCTGACGGTGTAAGCAATTGTGTTAGTGCTTGTTGTATCTGACTTTGTAGTATCTGCTGTAGAATGTTTTCCAACATATTATTGAAACTATTTTCCAGAGTCTTGAATAAGTTTTCACCCTTAACAATTGCTGATGAAAGTTCTTTAGGTAAGCTGTTTACTGCTGTTCTAAATCCTTGTGCAATAACAACTGATGCTTCTTTGGCACTCTGTTTGTATATTTCATTAGCATCTCTGGAAGCCAGTAGTGTCTCAGTTAAGACAGCAATACTAACACCAGTCTCCCGACTTATTTGAGCAACATTCGCCAGTGCTTCATTAATTTCTCTTAGTTCTTTCTTTTGTGCCTTATATGTTTCAATTAGTTTAGCACCTTTAACACCAACTTCTGCAAGTAGAGCCGCTTCTTCTTTACGCTTTTGAATTGTTTCTTCTAGAGCAGTTTTGTTTTGTAGTAGGCCTTCTACCTGAGCAGTTGTTAATTCAGTATTTGTTGCTAGTGTTGTGTTTACTTTTGCAAGTGCAGCGGCATATTCCGCATTGGTATCAGCAATCTGTACTAACTCTGATCTTAGACCAGCGTATGATGAAATCTGAGAGTTTACAGCATCTGATTCTTTTTTACGCTCTGCGGCTGCTTGTTCCAGTATTCTTAGAGCCTCTTTGGCATCCGCTCTTTCCTCTGCGGCCGCTCTCTTTTTATCTGCTTCAGCCTTTTTGGCTTGTCTGTCTAATTCTTTTTGTAATTTATCTGCTTTTTTCTTGTCGTCAGCGGCTGCCTTATCAGCAGTTGCTTTGGCGGCATCGGCGATGCCTTTTTCTAGATCTTTAATCTTTGAAAGTTGTACTGTAATAGCATCATTTAGATCTCTTGTTGTGGTTGCCCATTCTAAATTATTTTTAATAATGCCATCTTTAATAAGACTTCTAAGTGACTTTGCAGCATTTTGCAGATCTTTAAGTTTCATTTCTGCTTGTTCAAGAGGTGATGCTAATTCAAAATCTGCATTTGTACCTCTAACTGATTTAGCAAGTGCAATTGCACTTGCATTGGCTTTTAGTGCAACTTGTTGATCACTAAGTATTTTGGCGGCCAGTTTATCCTGTTCATTCTTCTTTTTCTGGGCATCGGCTGCGTCTTTTGTTTGTTTTGTGAGCCTGTTTATTGATTTATATATTTCATCAGATTCTTTTCTAAGTTCTGCAAGTCTCTTACCACCATCATCTGTAACACCAAAGTAATGTTTGAATCCTCTAGCATTTTCTTCAGTAACAGCCTCAAGAATCTTCATTTCTCTGTGTACTTCAAGTAGTTGCTGTCTTAATTTCCCCATTGGAGTTTTTGACCGTTCTACTCCTGCACTAAACCCGTCTAATTTGCGTGTTAAGTTATCATAGGCTTCTTGGACAATTTTTGTCAACCCACTCATTTCACCAAGATTAACTAGGGCACGATCAAATGCATCATCGAAAGCAGTCTGAGACTGACCTAATGTTTTATTCATTTTCTGGAAGGCTTCATCAAGTGCTGTGGAGTTTTTAAGCATGTTAAACATAACATCAGCAGTTAATTCACCTGCTTGTGACATCTTACGAAGTTCACCAACTGATATGCCAGTTTCTTTGGCCATAATAGCAAGTGTTGGACCAAGTCCTTCAACTAAACTATTGAATTCATCACCACGAACAGTACCACTAGCCATTGCCTGGCCGAACTGTCTAATAACTGAACTTGCTGTTTGTCCATCTGCACCTGCGACTTGAAGTGCTTTGGATAAGTTGCCTGTAACCAGTGCTACATCTTCAGTACTTGCACCTAGATCAGCCGTTGAAATTGTTAGTTTTGTGTATAATTCTGCCGTTGCTGAAAAACTTGATCTAGTGCTTGTTGCTAGTTTTCTTAGTTCTGCAGTTTTCTGGTTTAGTTCATCAGTACCATTTGTAATAAGTCTTAAACCGTTTTGTACTGATTCAAACTCTTTTGTGGAGTTAATTATGGCTCGCATACCCAGGCCAGCGGCTGTGGCCGCAATACCAATAGCAACTAGTGGTCCTGGAATTTTTGATATGGCACCTGCTAGGGCACCAGCACCAGCGGCACTTTTAGCACCAGTAACCGATGATATGTTGGTTCTGCTGGCCGCTCTGTTTACATTTTTTAGGTTTCTTTCAATGCGAGAAAGCGGTCCACTTGTTTGGTCGACCGCTTTAACTATGAGTTCGTATGTTGATGCCATTTATCTTCTCCCCCTGGATGCGTTTTGCGCCTTCTTATTCTGTTTGGCTACATATCCGTAATATTTAGCCCAACCTCGAAATTCGAAGGTTGTCATCTGTAATATTTCCTGTACCGTCTTCCCTAAATCTGTTGCTAACTTGTAGCAAAACATGACTTCTGGAAGAGCAGTTAGTTTCCCAAGGTTTCTGTCTCCAGTTCCTGATCTTCATCAGTACTAAACTGGTTAATAATCTTTAGGATAACAGCAGGGTCCACTGCTCGCATCATGCGAAGTTTGTCTGCTGGTTCAAATAATTTTGTGCCTTCAGAATCTTTTGCTTTCTGAATTAGAGTCATTACCAATGCCTCTGTTGACTTGTTTTCTCTTTGTAGTTCAATAACCACTGCTTCTTCGGCAAGTGTTGAACTAGGGTGCCAATATACATCCAGATCCCATTCTGGAACTTTAATAGGTCCTTTAAGGTCTGATGATAGAATTTCTTTAAAGTGTGCTGTAGCACGATCAATTGCTTTTGTCATATCTTTCTTTTTCTCCGTATGTTTTTATCTATTGCTGGTTTTACCATACCGTTAGGTGCTTGTCTACTTGAGCCTCTATCCAATGCAGTTATATATTCAACATTGTTGTGAATAAGTGCTCCTTGATAACCTATCTTGTATCTAGGGGTGTATCGCCAACCTCTTTGGGCTCTACCAGTTAGTACTGGTGTTGTGTCCCGTATGTCTCTATTTATATCTTCAAATAATTGATCCATGGCACGCCCTAAACTCCGTTTTATATCTTTAAAGATAATTTTTGGATTGCTAGAGCGTACCATGTATTTTATTAAGTGTCCACGCCGTATGCGAGAGCACCAGTTCCTTCAAATGCTACTGAATATTCAACAGCACCATCAAAACTTGCACTTCTGCTTACAGATGAAACAATTCCACTACCTGCGTAGTATAGTTTACCTGTTGCTTCGCCTTCTGGATAGAATTCGAAATACAGAGTTTGACCACTGCGTACGATTGGCGGTGTGCCATCTGAGTGGTTTAAAGATGGGTCAGTGTTGTCCCAAAATCCATCAAAACTGCCACTAAATGCAGTAAATGTTGGAAGTATTTCTCTGGCATTACCTGTACTTGACATACTTGTAATATCTAGAGTTTCTGATGTTTCTTCGATTGAGAAGTTAGTTACATTAAGGATAATATTTGATCCAATTTTTACTACTCCATCAATACCTTTTTGTTCAGCCATGTTAATCTCCTAGGATGTCTGATTTACAAACGCTACTGCGTTTATGGTGTTCCTTTTGTGTAGAAATATTTAATAGTTAACAACATTACTGCTTGTCCATAAGGAGCCGCTTCATTCAGTTCACGAATTGTAACTTCTGTAAGCATACTATCAAAGGCATGTCCGCCTCTTGTAACATCTATATCCAACTTTTGTTCTATGGCTTCAATAGCGTTATTTCTTTGTTGATCACGGTTGTTACCATGTACAACAATATTAAGCAGGATTTCCAATTCACTTTCCTTGCGAACTTCTGTTCCGAAACTGGAATTATCTCTAGTTTCATTTGCAGTTTCAACAAGTACATGTGGAAAACTTGCTACGGACAATTCTAAAATGTCTTTTGGTTCCCTAGTAACCATCTTAATTGATGATATACTTTGGATTTGCGTAACAATGTTTTGTACTATAAGTTCTCTTTTACTGGCCATTATCTATACAGCCTATCTTGACTAGCCTCAAAATAATCGCTGTCATTGATTGTACCATCACCCTCTGCGTCATACTTGATACCGATGGCAAACTCTGCCCCGATCTCTTCTGCATAACGAGTTTTATAGAAACTGATTTGTAATTGAAAACTATCATCTACACGAAAAGGAGAAAGACGAGGCATTATGTAATCCGTTAACGCTTTGAACATAGTTGCTCTCTTCCATTGTGCGGCTACTAGGAGGCTTGTATTAAAGCGTGTGTTTCCACTACCATAATTAAATCCTCTTTTATTCCATTCAATTTCGATATCACGGTTTACATCCGCAGTTGCGTTTGTAAGTTCGTCAGTATAGTCACTTTCGCCGTGATCAAAGATCGCAGGCACTAGTGCCAGTAGATCTGCGTTTGTGGCATAATTGCTCATAGTCTCTCTCCTTTCAAGTTGTTATCTTAGAAGTCTGCTAAACGAACAGCACGGCTTGCGTCGACAAGACCAATACCGGCGTGTAGGTTAGCAACAACATCGTTACCAACTGCTGAGGCTCTACGCTCGATTTCTAGATCGATATTACGGAACATGCCAATACGGAATGCATCTGCTGTGAATAGTGTACCTTTATTTGCTGATATGTATGATGAAACAAACAAGTTAACACCAGCAACTGTACCAATTGAAGCATTTTGCATTGCAGTACCTTGGAATTCACTTCCGGCATATGCGGCTGTACCAATGTTCTTAAGCAAGTTAGTAGCCATTGCTGTTGAAACAACACCATAAATTTGGCCCATATCGCCTGAGTCTCTGATAATTTTTACAGCGTCGAATAGTAAGTTCAGTGAAACTGTTCCGCCTGTATCAACTACATTTGTAATACCGCCGTTTTCAAGCATCGCTCCACAGTCGGTGTCGAATGAAGTACTGATAGAATTACCAAGTATACGACCAATTTCTTGTGGATCAATTCCGCCAAGATCTCTTAGGACTGTTCTTGCGGCATAGATGTTTGCAGGAATAGTGACTTTTGTGTCTGTTACTGCTGTTGCAGGAATGTCCAGCGTACTGTCGCCTTCTGCTGTAATTTTTGTAGCAGCCACTGATCCCATTAGAGGAACCTGTAGACTGGCTGATCCTGCTGGGATTTGTCCCATAGGAATTAAGTTTCCGCCTAGAAACAATGATGCTTCGTGAGCGGCATAGACGGTTGCTGCTTTTGTAGGAACAACTAATGCGTCTAGGTTAAATGCTGAATTATAAGCCATTTTATTTTACCTTTTTTTTAAAGTTTACCTTCCTGTTTCATCTTGCGATATACTTCGCGATGATCAGGACGGCTTAAGTCTAATTGACTAAGTTCTACACTCTGTGTAGAAGATTTAACATTCGTATTACTCTGAGAACCAGTGCCTTGCGGCCCCGCTGAGCGGTAATAGGTGTTAACACTTAGGAAGTCTTCAACTAAGTCAGTAACTGACATAGGATCTGCACTCTCTGTATAGCGTGGATTACCTTCACTATCAACTACTGTAACTGAACCATTTGGATCAAGTCTTACATTAGCCTTTAGCAATTGTGCAATGTGTTCTGGATTTACGCTACCTTTTTGACTGGCGGCGCTGATTAGGGCACCATCTACCTTAATCTTCTCTAGTTCACCTCGCAATGTGTTTACCTCTTCATCCGCTTTAACTTTGGTTTGCTTGAGCAGTTTATCAAACTCATTACGCTTGATCATCTGCTCTTCTTCCTGTTGCTGGCGAAGAGTCTTTAGTTCTCTATATTCATCAGGGTTTATATCATCATATTTTGACTTTACCTGTGCAATACGCTTGCTTAGAATGTCGTTCAACTCGTCTTGACTGAACATTCTTTGTTCCTGATTATTCTTTTCCTCCGTAGCAACTTCCTCAGTAGTTGTTGCAGGAGTAGTGTCTATGATTTGTTCTGTCATATCAGTATCCTTTATTGGTTAGTTAGGGGGTTTTACTTAACCTTAACTTTATTTATTCGTCAGA